GTATGGAAGGCAAGATGTTAGATCTACACGAGCTTTGTTTGACGCACAGATGGCAGATTTTAAGAAAGAAGGTAATAGATCCTTACTTAAATCTGCTAAAATGATGAACGAATTCCTTCCAGTGCTTGCAAACATGGAAATAAATGGCATACACATTGACCTAAATTCCCTGAATACTGTGGAGCAAGAGTTTAAAGAAGAGTTTGGTAGATTAGCACAACAGATAAAGAATATCATTTGGGAGAAGATGGGAGATACTCCTATCAATCCTGCCAGCACAGAGCAATTGTCTTGGCTAATATATTCTAGAAAAGTCACAGACAAAAAAAAGTGGGCAGACATGTTCAACATAGGTATAGATAAATTTACCAAGAAAAAGAAACGCAGACCCACACTTTCAAAATCTAGATTTAGAGATATGGTTGTGGCAAACACAGAGGTCATAAAGAAAACATCAGCGACAAAATGCCTGGAGTGTAATGGCACTGGTCAAATTAGAAAGTATAAGGTAGATGGGGGACGATATAAGAATCTATCAAAGTGCCACGAGTGCGTAGGGCAAGGCGTAATATATTATGAGCTAAACAGAACCGCAGGATTTAATCAGATGCCCGTTGGTGTATCAGAAGTGGCAGAGGGTGGATTCAAGACAGACAGAGACACACTGAGAAAATTATCTATGCGTGCCAAAGGTGATATGAAAGAGTTTGTCGATCTAATTATCAGGTATAATGCCATAGACACATACTTAAATACTTTTGTGAATGGCATAAGAGATCATGTTAATGAAGATAGTATACTGCATCCTAAGTTTATGCAGTGTGTTACAGCGACAGCAAGATTATCTAGTCGTGATCCAAACTTTCAGAACCAACCAAGAGGCAATACTTTTCCTATTCGTAAAGTTATTACATCTAGATTTGATGGAGGTAAAATTATGGAAATAGATTTCTCTCAGCTTGAGTTTAGAACTGCTGTATTTTTAGCACAGGATAAACAAGGGATGAAAGACATAGAAGATGGTGTAGATGTCCACCAGTTTACTGCAGATACAATAGGTGTATCTAGGCAAGAGGCAAAGGCACATACATTTAAACCTTTATATGGAGGCATGTCTGGCACGGACGATGAGAAGAGATACTACAAAGCATTCTTAGATAAGTACAAAGACATAGCAAAATGGCATGAAGAACTACAAAGCACTGCAATACAATACAAAAAAATTAAAACGCCATCAGGCAGAGAATATTCTTTTCCTTATGCTCAGAGAATGGCATGGGGTGGATCTAGTTATTCCACACAGATTAAAAATTATCCTGTGCAGGGCTTCGCTACAGCTGACATTGTTCCTATAGCCTGCATAAATGCTTACAAGATTATGAAAGACACAGAGGTAAAAAGTTTATTAATAAATACAGTTCATGATTCTATAGTAGCTGATGTTCATCCTGATGAAATACAGACAATGACAAAACTTTTATACAAAGCAACTGCAGATGTTATAAGTTCATTGTATGATTTTTATAAGGTAGAATTTAATGTTCCTTTAGACACAGAGCTAAAGGCTGGTATAAACTGGCTTGAAATGCAGGATATACCTCAAAAATAAGATGTTGACTTTTTATAAAAAATATGCTAATAAAGAAAAATTTCATTCAATAAGGAGGTCTTATGACAAACAATGAAATAACAAACATAGACAATTTATCTAATGAACAGATAATGTCAATGATAGGACAAGAGAAATCGTCCACTGGTAACTTCTTACCGAAGCTATCCATAAATAGATTTCCAGAGAACGATGACGGTGCAGAAGTTCCAGTAGGTTCTTATGCAACATATGTTCCAGAGCTAGATAGTATAGCCTATGGTAAGCCTGTTACATTCAGACCGTTCATCAATGCGTATCAATACATGAAGTATGACGCAGACAAAAACGAATACAGCAATCGTAGTATTATATTTAAGTCGTGGAAGGACGAAGCTATAGATGCTAAAGGTGGTGTTCGTTGTGGAAAGATACCAGCAAAAGAACTTGCTAATCTTTCAGAAGAAGAAAGAGCCAAGCAAAAGGCTATCAAGTGTTACAGATTAATATATGGTTTAGTGTCGTTTGATGGTGTATTGCCAGGTGGAGCAGATGCACATGTTAGTAATTTACCTGTGCTCTGGAAGGTGACAGGCAGTAACTTCAAGCCTGTTGGCGAAGCAATAGAAAGCCTTAGACGTAGAGGTAAGGTTATGTTTAATCATACACTTACATTAAAAACTAAAAAGAAAAAGGCTGGCAGTAATGTCTTTTATGTTTCTGATATTACTGTAGACAAAGACGAAGTTTCTTTCACAGACACAGAGAAAGAAACACTTTTAAGTTTCCAAGAAACTATCAACACTGAGAACGAGGAGATAGTGGAGTTGTGGAGACAAGCTAAAAAGGCAGAGCCAGTTGTCGTAAAAGCAAATGAGGCAAAAGCCGTTGATGCAGAACTCGAGGATGATCCTATCGAAGTTCTCTCATCATGAGTCAGGACATCCTAGAAAAAGTTAGGGTGTTTTTAGAAGCTGCATCGAAAGATGCGGTAGAGGTATCCGATGATTTGATTGATCAGTTTGGTGAAGCTTGCAAGGAATCATTCAGAAAGCAGTTCACTGACCAAAGAAAAAAAGAGTTTGGTCTTAGAGCATCAAACATCGGACGACCTTTATGTCAATTGCAGATGGAAAAGAAAGGTATAAAAGGAGAGGGGCAACCATATAATGCAAAGATGCGTAATATGTTTGGAGATTTAGTGGAGCAGCTAGCTATAATAGTAATGAAAGCATCAGGCGTTACTATACAAGCAGAACAGAAAAAGATAAAATACAAACCAACAAAAGATGTTGAAATAAATGGTGCGTTAGATGTTGAGATTAACGACAAAGTATGGGATATTAAAAGTGCATCTCCTTGGTCTTTCACAAATAAGTTTGGAGAGAATGGAGGATTTATCACAGTAGCTACTGATGATGTGTTTGGATATACAACTCAAGGTTATGTTTATGCAGAGGGAGCAAGTAAACCTTTTGGAGGATGGATAGTAATTAATAAATCTACAGGAGAATGGGCACTTACAGAGACACCTCTTGCAGATGATGAGTATAGAGAGAAAGCTTTGGATGCTGCTAAACAAAATGTAGTTGCACTTCAAAAGAATAAAAAGTTTGAAAGATGCTATGAAGATGAAGAAGAATACTTTAGAAAACAAAAGACAGGCAATAGAGTATTGAATAGCACATGCGGTTTCTGCCCCTACAAGTTTCCTTGTTGGGGAGAAAACTTGCAACTGTTACCACAACAACAGTCGCAAAGTAAAAACCCTAAATGGGTTTGGTACACTGAAGTCAGCAATCCTAGGGTAGAGGACTAATGGCATCTAGTGTACGCAGTCGAAAAGCCAAGGGGCGAAGGCTACAAAACTGGGTTAGGGACGTGCTACTAAGTACGTTCCCTAACTTAAAAAAAGATGAAGATGTTTGGTGTGCTATTATGGGCGAATCAGGTGTTGACGTTAAGTTATCCAGGTTTGCACAAGGATTATTTCCTTACTCTATTGAGTGTAAAAACAAAGAGACATGGAAAGGACTATATGATGCGTACGACCAAGCAATATCTAATGCTAACCTAGAGCCTGTTGTGGTACTAAAAATGAATAAAAGAGATCCTTTGATTGTACTTGACTTTAAGAAGTTTGTAAGTATAATAAAAGAATCAAATATGAAAACTAACTTAGGAGAACTAATATGATTACATTTCCACACGGAATAACTGATGAAGAGATAGAAACTTTGGCAGAAAAAATAGAAGAGGATGTAGATAACACACTACATGATCTTGCTGTTAAAAGAAAAAAACTAAAAGAATCTGGTGTACCAGAAGAAGATGAGCAAATAAGATCTATTGATGCTTTGATAGAGGTTGTATGAGTATAGATTTTGAAAAACCCATAGATATATTTCAGTCTGTATCTGTCATAATAACACCACATGAAAAAGGATTTACATGTGGCATTATAGATCCAAAGAATCCTAATGATAGAGATGTATGTTCTTACATAGCTAAAGGACTAGTAAAATATGCAACTGAAAACCCAGATCAAATATACGCAGATGGAGTGCAAGCTTATTATGATGATGATAGATCTAATAAAGATAGATTAAATACATCTGACGATAATGTTATAGACATTCTTGATTTTATTAATAAACCTGATGATAAGGACTTACACTAATGACAACACACTTAGTAATAGGAGACCCCCATTGCACACCTAAAGCTAGTAATGAAAGATTTACTTGGGCAGGGCGAATGGCTAGGGACTTAAAAGTAGATAAAGTAATCTGTATGGGAGACTTTGCTAGTATGGATTCTATGTCTAGCTATGATAAAAAGAAAAAATCTTTTGAGGGTAGGAGATATAAAAAAGATATACAGCATGCACATGATGCTCTACAAGAATTTAATAATGGTTTGGGCAGATATGAGCCAGAGATGTATATGCTGTTAGGCAATCATGAAGATCGTATTGATCGCATGGTAGAAGATAATCCAGAGCTTGAGGGTCACCTATCCATAGATGATTTAAAATATCCTGAATATGGATGGCACACATATGACTACAGATATCCTGCAGCAATAGATGGTGTGTACTATTCACATAACTTTCCAAGTGGTGTTATGGGTACGGCTATCTCTGGAGAGAATATGGCAAGAGCTTTGGTAAACAAAAATAAAGTATCTTGTACTGCTGGCCACTCTCATTTGTTAGATTATGCTATAGCATCGCAGCCATCTGGTAAAAAGATAATGGGATTATCTGCAGGATGCTACTTGACTCATAGAGAAAAGTACGCATATAATACACAAAGACTTTGGTGGTCTGGATTAATTGTAAAAAGAAATGTAAAAGGTGGAGAGTATGATATTGAGACTGTCCACATTAGTGAGGTAAAGAAAAGATATGGAAGACGTAGTTAATTTTCCTAAACATTATAGACAGTCTACCACTGAAACTATTGATCTTATAAAAGAGTCTATGACTACTGAAGAGTTTCATGGATATCTCAAAGGAGCATGTATGAAATACATGGCTAGATATAAGTATAAAGGTCAGCCCGTACAGGATTTAGAGAAAGCAGAATGGTATCTGAAGAGATTAATCAGTGAAGTTCTAGATCAAGATGTAGAAAAACAACAAAAGGAGTACCCAGATGGTTGAAACATAGAGAATTACGTTTAAACGCCCATACTTAGACGTATATGCAAAAG